CCCAGATACATCCTTATTCAGGAATAAATAATCTTCTGATCCGTGGTCCAAGATCTTTGTTTCGTGCAGGGATTTGTTGAAGGTTTGGATTGGCATAGCTAAATCGTCCTGTGACCGTGCCTCCATTGTCTCCTCTCAATTGATTAATCTCCGCGAAGATCCGACCATTGTGCGTGTGTTTTAATATAGTATCGATGAATGTCGTGTGAGCTTTATTGATCTCTCTAGCTTTAGCAATCTTTTTCACAACAGGATTAGGATGGTGAGTTAAAAAGTTTTTAGTAAACGATGGAGCCTGAGTCTTTTCCGTTCGGTCATAAACTAATTTAAGTTTATCAAAGACTTGAGCAATCGATCGTGCCGCCCAAATCTGTACCTCTATTCCTGTTTCGTTCTTCACTTCGGTGAGTAATTTCTTCTCATGTTCCATTAAAGTTTTCTTTTCGATCTCTGCTTGTTCTTGATTTACACGGACTCCGAGAAATCTCATATCTACAAGGCATGGAAACAATTCCGTTTCCATTTTCCAAATGTCTGTAATGTCTTGATGATTAATTTCTTTTTTTAATTCTTGCCACAACTTATACGTGAGCTCTGCATCTTTCTCTGCGTAAGCTCCTACATACATCGCTGGGAGTTTATACATTTCCGCTTTAGCATCGACGCCCCATTCTTTCGCGGCTGCATATAGAGCTGCTTCGTCTTTGGCTTCATTCAAATAACGTTTGGAACAATTATTTAAATCATAACGTAGTTGATTCTCATCAACGATAGCTGAAGCTATCATGGTATCAATGATTCTTCCTTGAATAGTAAAGCCTTCTGACCTTAGCCAGCACACATCATACATGGCATTGTGAAAAATTTTATCAGCCGAAGTATTTAAAACATCTTGAAGCCATTTAGAAACCATAGCTTTATCCAGGTTTCCTCCGCCTTCATGAGCAGTGGGATAATAACCTGACCAAGTTTTAGTAGCGACTGAAATTCCTACAATCTGTCCTACTTTAACAACAGCTCCTGATCCCATACTCTTATTTAAGTTAGGATCTTTAGTTTCTAAATCGATTGCTATTTCTTTTTCTCCCTTTAAGTCTGGAAACTCTTCAGGTGGTAGCCATTCAGTCTGAGGTTTGAACAGAGGGATCTGCATTATCTTTTTAAAATCCCCCAAAAATTTTTTTTATCCAGAGGATTTTCTTCCGTATAATCTCTTTCAATAATCATTTCAATATAGTGAATAGCTTTTTTCAAATCTTCCTTTCCTCCTTTATATGCATGTCTGCAAATATATTTTATAGCATTTCCTTCTGCAAATAGCAATTTGTTGTCATTAATAAATTTACTCGGCTGAATGTTAAACCTGGAGTAATGGGATCCTCCAATTTGTTTTTTATAGGCACTCATCTTTTTTACTTTCCATTAGATTTAAAATGCAACGTATGTCTTCTAGACTAACATTACCTTTGCGATCATTAAACTCCCACGTACAAAACACAATATTATCTTTTGTGTAACCTTTGGAACTATCAAGACGGTCGACTGACATATTGGTTTTAACTTTGATGGCGCTGGCTTTTCCTCTTTCTGACCCTACAGGATTCATTGATCGAGTTTGAGTCATAATCTGACCCGTGTATGCACAGATCCATCCTCCATACTTCTTTTTATGTTGTTCCCATAATTCAAAAAATTCTTCTTTAGTGAGTTCGACAGGTATTGGTTTGCGTCTTTTATCCCAGGCTTTTTTACTAACAGCATTCCATTTATCAGTGAGATAACCGTGTTCTGTTTGCATATATTTCTCATAACCCGCTCGTTTTACTTTGCGGCCCTGGTGAGACTTATTATATTCTCTATTTCTTTTTCTTTCTTTTTCTCTATAAACAGGATCCTTTTGATATTTCTCCCGCAAACGTACAGCATGTGTAGTAGTAGAATATTTCTTCATAATTTAAAACTTTTGTAAATATCTTTAGGTCTAATAATATGGAGATGATTCTTTGCTCGGGTTGCACCCACATAAAATAATCTATTTTCATCATCAGGATTTCGGTCGTAACCTTTCTGTGTATTTAAACTTAAATCGGTAAGAAGCACTACATTCTCGGCTTCTCCTCCCTTGACTCCATGAATAGTTGATAATAAAATACGTGGCGATTTATTTAACGCTTCTCCATTTTCTCTCATCTTTCTAATATAGTTTACACTTTTAGCTGGAGCCTGATCCATGGCTTCATACCATACAGCTTTGGTCATCAAACCATGACTCCTATGACACTCTTCAATGGTATATAATTTATCTTTATCCATGTATTGTAAACTTTCTCTCATATAATGTTTAGGAGACATATAGCTGGCTATTTCTTTTATTTGTTCTGCGTCTAACTCTTTGTTTTTTCTGAAGTTTTCCCAGTTGGTAATGGCGTTATACAAATCAGATTCATATCCTTTTTTAAATTTATTTTTGTAATAAAATCCTTTCTTATAAAGTTCATCTTCTAAATCTTTCAACATATACTTTGTTCGAGCTAATACTAACCATTCTCCTTTACTTAAATTTACATCTTGGAATTCATGATAATAAGATAACATTCCTAAATGTGTTTTAGGTTCCCATTCTTTTCGTAATCGATTTGAAATTCTTCCCACAATTCCCATGGCTACATCATGGACTACTCTAGGGACTCGATAAGATTGAGTTAGATTTAAGAACTTTCCTTTTTGGGTAATGAAACTATCCACATCAGCTCCAGCCCATCTAAAGATAGCCTGGTCGTCATCACCTGCAATAAAAGAATCGTTAGAATTATTCATCAAGACGGCGGCCATGTTCCATTGCATCCGAGATAAATCCTGAGCTTCATCAATAAAAACTGTATCCAGTTTAGGACAAGTATCCGATTTAATAAATTGAGTAATCATGTCATTAAAGTCAATGAGTCCATATTGTTTTTTGTAAGACTCTAATTCATTAGCGAATATTCTTAAATTTTTTACGGACACATCTTGAGTATGCTCTTGTAAATTATATTGTTGTTCGGGTGTAATGTTTCTGAGTTTAGCCAACTGAATAATGCGTAAGTAATCACTCTTAGTGGTAAAGATTCCTGTAAACTCATCATCGTATTCATTATAATCTACTCTAATATTTATTTTCTTTCCTAGATCAGCGTAATGTTTAGTTTGCATTACGTTTTCTTTTTTAATTCCTAATCTTCTAAACGCTAAAGAATGTAGAGTTCTAAAATTAGGGAGATCATCTTCGGTTAAATTAAATTTTTCCATCGCTCTATCCCGAGCTTCGTATGCAGCCTTCTGTGTAAAAGCAAAATAACCAATCTTATTAGGATCGGTTTGCTTTAAACAGTTGTCTACTTCATTTAATAAAGTATGAGTCTTACCTGTACCTGGTGGCCCTAATACAATTGTTTTCATTAGAATGGATCCTTGGGTTTAAACTGTTTATTCTTATAAGTATCTTCTTGTTTTTCAAATTCTTCAACGACCATGATGTTTGGTCTTTTCTTTCCGATTGTTTCTCTTTTAATTTTACATTTACATTTATCCACTAAGAGCTGCATGGTAATGTCATAAGGTTCTTTCCATTTTCTACGCAACAAGAACTTATTATAAAATTCTCTAAAAATAAAATGATGTTTACCTTCACTGTTCCACACATTTCCTCTTTCCATGTCCTCTTTCGTTGCACCTGTTCCAGTACGATCCGTACAAAATTCCTCGAGATGATCTAGTAATTGTTCCAACGTAGAAGATCCTTTAGGAGGATCAATAATTTCTATTCCTGCATACAAAAGATCTACATATTGTCCAAACTCTTTTGGAGAAATTCGTGGGGGTCTTTTATTAATTTGTTCCATCACTGCTCTTTGAAATAAGCGTTGATCTTGTAAGAAAGCTGTTTCTTCTAACTTCACTCTTTCTCCATCTACGTTTACATAGTAATAAGGTTTTTCTAAATTAATCTTTTGAAGATCACTTAATGAAGGGAATAGAGCTGTGCCGCCTATACCATATTTTCTCTTACGACATAAATCTTTATCACAATAACTACACATGGGTTCATCTTTACATTTGTATCCCCATTCTTTTTTATCGTGTTGTAATTTAATTCTTTTAACTGAGTTATCATCGAGAGGGGGGTTCATATGTCTTTCGTTAAATAAGGTGACCTTACCTTCCCAATTTTGTGGCCATTTCTTTTTAGCGTAGACCACATAATGAAAGAGAGCATTGTCTCGTCCTCCTTCTCCAATACCCTCAATGGACATTGTCTCTAAACAAGGTGGTCCATCTGCTAATTCTGATTGAGGTCTTTCTATTTTTAAATTTTCTAGTTGTTCCGGTGTGAGTTTATTTCTTTCATACACCCCAAAAAAACCCTCTAGTGTAGCAGCGTCTCCACTTTCTAAAAAGGCATATCTTGTTGTTTTATTAGAATTAAAATATGGTAAATTAAGGAAATTTCCTGTATCATCTTTGGATTTTAATTCTACTTGTTTTGGAAAAACTTCAGAACTTCCAAATCCTAAAACTGATCCAATCGAAATTAATCTATTTCTCATTAAAGATGCATCCACTGGAACTGTAGTAAATAAAAAGATGTGAGCTCCTCCACTTTTGGATCTAAAAGTTATTAGAGGAAGTTTTAAATTTTGAATTTGTTTTAATAATTTTTTATGATCAAAGCCTGCATAAGAATCTACATCAATACATCCCCACTTACATTTATTATCTTCATTAATAGGAATAATACCTAGACTTGGTTCAATTCCTTTTAAATGGTTTTCCCATAATGTACTGATGACAGGCTCTCGTTTGACAAAGGATTGTCCTTTGACTTTGGTTCCATCTGCGTTTTTCTTTTCAACGTAGGTGCAACCATGAGCCCTTTCTAATCCTGAAAATATATTTATAAATTTCTGTACCATATCTTTTTAAAAGGGCGGGTTAAGTCTCCCGCTCCCGCCCAGGTTTAACCTTCCAGTGGAAGCTATTAATAAGGTACGTCCGTTTTAGACTCTTCAGTTCCGTGTTTAGCTTTTACTTCTCCTTTGCTTATACTTACAGCAAAGTTCTTAGCTATATCGTAAACCGTTTTATCCTTAACAGGACCAAGTTGAGAAACATCCCAACCAAACCAAGTACCTTTATCATTGGACTGTTGGACTGTTCTTAGCTTATAAATGTGGCTATATGTAGGCGGTGTGAAGACCCCATTCCCATTAGCTCTTGGCATTTTAGTACCCAACATCATTGAGTTCCATTTCTTGCTAATCTTTAAT